GTACAGCCCACCCAACAATTGCTGGAACTGTTGCAAACACTCTAGCAACTCAAGCTGACTTAAACGAAACTTCATTAGAGCAATCTATTATTGATATTGCTGCTTTTACTGATGAACGCGGTTTAAAAATTGCTGCTAAAGGAATGAAAATGATTATTCCTTCTGAGCTTCAATTTACAGCGGAGAGACTTATGAAGTCTTCAAATAGAGTTGGAACAGCTGACAATGATATCAATGCACTTAAATCTATGGGGATGATTCCTCAAGGTTACGTAGTGAATAACTACCTAACAGATCCAAATGCGTTTTACATCATTACAGATGTACCAAACGGTATGAAGTACTTCGTAAGATCACCTATCTCCACTAAAATGGAAGGTGACTTTGATACTGGTAACGTTAGATACAAAGCTAGAGAGAGATACTCTTTCGGTGTGTCTGATTTTAGAGGTATCTTTGCTTCTGAGGGTGCTTAATAAGTAGTTCTTATTAAACATTTTTTATTTGAGATGGCCCCTTTACGGGGCCGTTTCTTTTTGATAGAAAGGACGAACCATGATGAAGAAATTTCGAGTACAGATAAAAGCCTACCAACATAAAGCAGATTTTGATATTGAAGCCTTAGATACGGCGATAGGTATTGAACATGCTATCCTTGACAAAATAGGAAAAAAAGATATATCTTTCGTTGAAGACAGACATTTACAAAAAAATGTTCGTTATATAACCTACGAGGAGATTGTTAATGGAATACAATCACATCAAGGATCTTTACCACAAGAAAAGATCGCTTGAATTAAAGTGGGAGCAGGATCATGTTAAAGAAGGTATTTATACCTTAAACATGGTTAGGATTGACGAAGAAATTCGCAATACTATCAGCCATATTAAACAGGCTGAAGCAAAAGAGATGTTACACCAAGTTAAGGTGGATTCTCTTGCTCCTGAATTTTCTATAGCTGGTTAAGTAAACCACGCTATTTATCGCTGTAATACATATTTTCCCTATAAGGACTCCTTGCTCTTTTCTATAAATTAGTCTATAAAATACCTACTATACATTAACAATATTGGAAACCGACGCGTATAGTCGACAGCCTAGAGACGGCTTCCAATTAACTAGGAGAATAATACTATGGCAAATACTACTTTTACAGGTCCAGTAACTTCACTAAATGGTTTTATTGGTGGACCTAACCCTAATGCAGGCGACACTCAACAAGGTGGAACTAACACTTGGACAGTTGTTGATGCAAACACTGTTTCAGATGGAACTAGTTCATTAGAAGCAGTTGGTAACACCGCTGTTTTAATCTATGTTGATAATGGTGCAGCAGGTGCTGCAGTATACGCTTTTTCAGATGGTACAAACTGGAAAAGATTAGACACATTAGCTAACATATCAGCATCATAATAATAATAAATTAGTGGCTCCTTCGGGAGCCACAACTAAAGGAGACTTATGTTTAAAGGCGATATACAAGCAACGAGATCTACGGCAGGTAACACAGGAACAGCTGTAATTGCACAGCCAATAAGGCTAAAAGGAATTATTGTTGCTAACGATGGTGTTGGAGCTGGTCTTTTAGAATTAACTACTACTTCAAATACTGGAGATACTTTATTTATTGCAGACTGTCCTAGTGGCGATGTAATTAATTTTTCTTTTCCAGATGATGGTATCTTATTTCCAAAAGGAATTTTTGTTAAAACAAAAACAAATATTGAAGCTTACACATTATTAACAGACAAATTTTCAGGACCTAATCTTACTTCTACTAACGGGTAAGTATGAAATACGGTTGTCAAAAAAGAGGCATAGGTAAAGCTGTCTTAAAAGCTGCTACTGGGGTAATGGCTTTAGCTGGTCCTATGCTTCAAAACAGTCCTTTATCTATTCAGGCTAGGCAATTTCAACAAGGTGTTCCTGTTTCTAAAAAAAAAGTAAACATACCAGTTTATAAAGAAATAAAAAAAGAAAAGAAGACCACTTCTTTAAAAGAAGGAGGGATGCCTTCTAGAAATAAAAAAAATTTTAGATCTACTAAATCTGGTGCAGGTATGACCCAAGCAGGTGTTATGTCTTATAGAAGAAAAAATCCTGGATCTAAATTAAAAACAGCAGTTACAGGTAAGGTTAAAAAGGGAAGTAAAGCTTCAAAAAGACGAAAGTCCTATTGTGCAAGATCAGCAGGACAAATGAAACAATTTCCCAAAGCAGCAAAAGACCCCAACTCAAGATTAAGACAAGCTCGTAAACGTTGGAAATGTTAGTTTAATTATTATTACCTTCCAGTAGATAAAGCCAAAAAACAGAGTTAAACTTACCTTATATTTTATAGGGAGGGTTATTATGAAAAACTGGGTTTTAAGAAAACTTTTGACTTTTTTTGGTAGAATGGAGAACAAAATTTGGAAAGAGTTGTACGTTTGTAATAAAAAAAAGGAAAAAAAATAATGAGCAGGAAAACTAACACGATTCTAATTGGATTATTGGGCACTATATTAATGAGCCTAAGTACGTGGGTGCTTATTACTTTAATTGAACTACAGACTATCGTTGCTATGATGCAACAAGAGTTAATGTCTCTGGACAAGGTAATAGGTCGTATATATTCTCATATGGATAGATTGGCAGATAGATGAAATTTATGTTAGTTATTTATGCCTGCTCCGTTGTTTATGGTGCTTGTGGTGAAAGGGTACAAAGCCCTGAATTATATAATACTCATAAAGAGTGTGCTTTAGCTGGTTATGAATTATCTATTGAAGCTATTAATATTTTAGAAGAATCTTTAGTTAATCAAGAAAAAATATTTTTTAAATTTAATTGTTTATTCACATCTAGTACTTAATGTGGTAAGTTAATACACTCTATGAAATTATGGCATATCTTAATTCAAATATACCACCACTGTATTGTTCCGTTAGGAAAGAGTATCTTTATGATCTTAAAAGTCATCATGGAGAAAGTGAGGAGTGTGTGGTCTTCGGGTTTGCATCAATCACCACCCGAGCCATCTTGTTTCACGCCTTACTACCGAATGGTGCGGTCTACTATCGATTGCCTATCTCAGCTTTTTTTCAAAAACATCTTCAAAGAACCAAAGTGCCCGATATGCAAGTTGACGAGTTACAGTTGTGGAACTGTTTTAGTTATCATCCTGCTGTTACTAATTATTCTTTTTTAGATGGACAACGTGGTAAATTTTTTGGCAAAGATAAAAAAATGTATCACGGAGAATATTTATTTACTATTGATTGGGCTCACCCAGAACCTAATGTGTTGGATACGGACCATTCTGAAATTTCTCATGAACATAAGTGTGCACATATATTGGCTCTTGATAACGGTAATTATGCAGCTCAGCCTAATAATCGTATTCTGTGGAACATTCCTAGTTTTACTACTAGTGACGCTAAGCCAGACTATAAAGTCCAAACTACCACGTGGAACGTAGAAAACAAAGACTGGAAAACAGACGACAGCGATGATATGTTCTATGAAATTAAAGAAAAAAAATAATGAAACTTTCTGCTAATTTTCAATTAAGTGAACTTGTTAAGTCTCAAGTAGCGGAGAGAAAAGGAATACCTAACAATCCGTCTCCATCTCATATAGATAATTTAAAGGCATTGTGCGTGAATATACTACAGCCCATACGCTCTCAATTTGATTCTCCAGTATTAATTTCATCAGGATATCGATCTCAAGAATTGTGTATTGCCATTGGATCTAAAATAAGCAGTCAACATGCCGAAGGAAAAGCGGCTGACCTAGAAATAACCAGTGTAGATAATAAAGAACTAGCTCAATGGATTAGAGATAATCTAGAATTTGATCAATTAATACTTGAGTTTTATAAAAAAGATGAGCCTAACTCAGGGTGGATACACGTTTCTTGGAATGGAGAAAAAAATAGAAACAGTGTGTTAAAAGCTTCCAGAGAAGAAGATAAGGTAATATACAAACCATGGTAATATCAAGAGGACAGATATCTAGACAATTAGAACCAGGGCTTGGTTCTAAAGATTCAAAAGAATATAAAAAAGTTATTAAAAAGACGCATGGAACCATTTATAAAGAACAAATCAAACCCAGTAGCAAAAAAAGTAAGGTCTAGAACTTACCGACCTCAAGTGGTACAATCTAAAAAGTTGTACAACCGCAAAGAAGAGAAACTAAACACTCTTAAAGTGGCCACTATAGAGGAGATATAAATGATTAAGTATATAAAAAAGCTTATCTGTAAAATTTTATGCATTGTCCCGTGTTCGTGTTCGCATGAATGCGCCTGTAAGAAAGAATTTAAAAAATAATGGCTACTTCTGGAACTACTTCTTTTAATTTAAGCATAGATGACATTATTGATGAAGCTTTCAATAGAAATGGTATAAGACCTAATTCTGGTAATGACATGAAACGTGCTAGAAGAAACTTGAATATACTTTTTTCAGACTGGGGTAATAGAGGAGTGCATATGTGGAAAGTTGCTCTTAATGAAATTGCTCTTGTCTCTGGTCAAGCTAGTTATACCACACCTACAGATGTTAGTGATGTTTTAGAAGCCTATGTTTCTACTACTGGAGGAGGAGGCGATAACATTAATACTCAAGACGTATCTATCACTAAAATAGACAGATCTGCTTACGCAGCTTTACCTAATAAATTAAGCACTGGACAACCTTCTATGTATTATGTGGATAGATTAACTGTTCCTGCTATTTATTTATACCAAGCTCCAGATACTATTACTTACACTTATTTAAAATATTATTCTATTAATAGAATTGAGGATGTTGGATCCTACACCAATACAGCAGATGTTGTATTTAGATTTATTCCAGCAATGATTTCTGGCTTGGCATACTATCTGTCTTTTAATTATGATCCTAACAAAATAGCAATTCTAAAACAAGTTTATGAAGACGAATTATTAAGAGCTTTAGATCAAGATGGAGGAAGAACTTCTTTATATATTTCTCCTCAAAGTTATTTTGGAGATGGCGTATAATGGCAGGATGGGCTACAGGTAGGTTTTCTAAATCCATATCGGATAGATCTGGATTAGCCTTTCCTTATAATGAAATGGTTAGGGAATGGAATGGTTCTTTAGTTCACATTTCAGAATATGAGTCAAAACAACCTCAGATAAGAAGAAAAACTATTTCCGCTGATAGAATAGCTATACAGAATTCAAGACCTCAAGATTTTACTTTTAATTCTGGAGGAGCTCGTTTTACTACAGTAGATTTAACTTTACCTGGAGTATTTTCTTTTAGTTCTAATGGAATGCAACCTGACAACGGAGCACAAGAAAACAGAAATAGACAATTATTGCCTCAAGTAGGGCAAGTAACTATAGGGATATCATAATGGCAATTAGTTACACAGATTTTTTAGCTCAAATAAGAAGTTATACAGAAGTAGATTCTAATGTATTAACGGATACTTTACTAGATCAATTTATTACTAATGTTGAATTAGACGTTGCAGGAAAAGTAGATTATGATGATTTAAGAAAATACTCAATTGCTAGTTTTATATCTGGTCAAAGATATATATCTTTACCTTCTGATATACTTGTTTTAAGATCCGTACAGACTATTATATCAAATACTAGAACTTTTTTAGAAAAAAGAGACACTAGTTTTATCTCTGAATATAATAATGATGGAGCTACAGGCTCTCCTTTATATTATGCAAATTGGGATGAAAATAATTTTTTAGTAGCCCCAACACCAGATGCCACGGCAGCAGCTGGACAAGTTCAAATTAATTATATTAAATATCCCCCTCATTTTACGAGTTCTAACACTACTTACTTATCTACCTACCAGCAATCATTACTATTGTACGGAGTTTTAGTTGAGTCTTTTGCTTATTTAAAAGGACCCGCTGATATGTACAAACTGTATTCTGACAAGTATAATGAACAGGTGCAACAATTTGCTCTACAACAAATGGGCAGACGAAGAAGAGACGAATATACCGATGGAGTGCCACGAGTTAAAGTGTCCTCTCCATCACCATAAAATTAAACAAGGAGAAAAAATATGGCAATAACAACAAACGCAATCACAAATTCTTTTAAAGAAGATTTGTTACAAGGATCACAAACTTTCGTAGCAGCAGGCGGAGATACTTTTAAATTAGCACTATACACAAGTGCTGCAACTATCGGAGCAGATACTACTTCTTATGTAGTAGGTATCGGAGGACAAGTTCCAGACTCTGGTGAATACGCAGCAGGTGGCGGAGCATTAGTTACTGCTTTAGTATCTGTAAACGGAGCAACTGCTTTCGTTGATTTTGATGATCTATCTTTTACGGGAGTTACTTTAACAGCAAGAGGAGCTTTAATTTATAATGACACTGAAGCAGGCGATCCGTCTGTATGTGTTCTAGATTTTGGCGGAGATAAAACTGCAACAGCTGGAACATTTACGATTCAGTTCCCGAACGCAAACGATACGCAAGCGATTATAAGAATAGCGTAATAGAGAAATAACATGAATAATGGCAACTGGATGGGGCAATAAAACTTGGGGGGCATCGGAATGGGGAGACCTATCTGGTGAAACCGTAGTTGCCTCATCCATTGTCGCACAAACATCTATATCTTCAGTAACCACTGAAGCAAATGCAGATGTTGAACCTACCACTTTATCCGCAACATTCACTCTTCAAGGAGTAGTAGCAGGAGCTTCTGCTGATGTATCTGTAACAGGTATTGGGTTTAACATTGTTACAGGTAATGAGGGTATTGGAATTGGTGTCCCTGTAACAGGTAGTCCTGTGTCTACAAATATCACTGGAGTTACTATCGATGATCAATATTTAATCGGTGCAGGATGGGGTAGAGAAACTTGGGGAAGTTTTGCATGGGGAGATAATTATTCTGTTCAACTACAAGGTATATCCTTATCAGTAGTTATAGGTAATGAAGATGCCTTTACCGATGTGGTGGTAGCAGTATCAGGAATTGAATTATCTGCAGACATTACTCCCGTAGGAACCTCAGGTACTTCTGATAACGAAATTGCACACAGCTTCTTAATTCAAACTACTTTAGAGGATGTCTCTATCGTAGGTTCAGGGTTAGTTGAATTAACAGGAATAGCGCTATCTACTACTATAGGTGCCGCTGAAGCAGGGTTAAAAACAGACGTCCCTGTAACAGGAACTTCTCTTCAAATGACTTTAGGTAATTCAGAAGAGATAACAGGAGATGCAAACGTTTCACTTACTGGCATAGAGTCTACTTTTGCTATTGGAGATAGTGTTCCAGTTTCTGGATACGATGTATCTGGAATTTCCGCTACTTTTTCAACCCCTGGAAATGTAGTAGTTATAGGAGGATCCACTGTGGTTCCTACAGGCGTAGGATTGACAGCTTCTACAGGGGGGGTTAATGTAATCGCATGGGCTGAAGTAGACGTAGGGACAGAAGTAACCTGGTCGCCAGTTGATCTTGCAGCTTAACTATAGTAAAATATTAATATAAAAACAGGAGCATAAAATTTTATGGCATCAAGTTATTCAGATCTCGGTTTAGAGCTTATGGTCACTGGCGAAAACGCTGGTACATGGGGAGATAAAACAAATACAAATTTAAATTTAATTAATCAAGTAGCCGCTGGTTACGAATCAATTGCTTTAAGCGATGGAGGAACAGTTACTCTTGCATTGACGGATGGAGCCGTATCCAACGCAAGAAATATGATTTTAAAGTTCACTGGAACTCTTACATCAGCTTCTACAGTAACTATCCCAGACGCTTTAGAAAAATTTTATATTATTGATTTAAGTGCTGTAGTAGGAGTTACTAACTTAACTATTAAAACAGTTTCTGGTACAGGTTTTACAGCAGGAGAAGCGGCTATTGTAGCAGCTTATTCTGATGGAACTAATTTAAATGAAATTGCATTAAACACTTTAGGTGGAACTATTGCAACAGCACAAATTGCAGACAACGCAATTACAACAGCTAAAATTTCAGACAATCAAATTACAACAGCTAAAATTTCAGACAATCAAATTACGACAGCGAAAGTTTCTGATTTACAAATCACGACAGCTAAAATTGCAGACGATGCAGTCACCGCTGATAAATTAGCAAACACTGCAGTAACTGCAGGTGACTACACAGCTACTGCTTTGACTGTAGATGCTCAAGGAAGAATTACATCTGCATCTTCAGGTGCAGCAGGAGGAGCTGGAGTAGCTGCTTTACTAATCGGAGATGGACCTGCTTCAGGGACATTTACTCCACCCGCTGGAACAGATAGTCTTACAGCTATCATGTCTTCAGGTGGCGGAGGAAGTGGCGGAGGTGGTCCTAGTAACACAGGCGGCGGCGGAGGAGAAGGTCTAACAGTGCTTGCTACAGGATCAGTTGCGGCTCCATTCTCTCAACCTTATTCAATTGGTGCTGGTGGTAATTTAGGTAATTTTCCAGGAGGATCTGGTGGAGCTGGCGGAGCAACCTCTATTGCAAACTTTGCAACAGTAAACGGAGGCAACGGTGGCGGAGCAGCAAGTCCGAATAGCACTGGTAGTAGTGGGAATCCAGGAAATTCATCTGGTCCAGCACCTCTAAATACTTTACCCTTAGGTTTTAATGGAGGATTTGTAGGAAATACATTTTCAAGTCATGCCGCTGATGGTAGACTACAAATTGTTCCAGGACTTGTAGGTGGTAATGGTCATTTACTTGTATTTGGAGAAGAAAGTTAATGGCTAAACATTTTATT